TCAAACTTGTTCAATGTCATTAACACTTTTCACAAGTTTGAAAGTTACATTTTTTATATCGGCTGTATTAATTTTTACATTTTCCCTATCTTTTTGTAGCTCTTTATGCGACTCTAATGTATATTTACCACCATCTTTTGTATTTATGACGATGTTACCTTTAGGCAAATGTTCTCCCATATACAAGCCATAGGAAATATGAGCAAATCTTATGATATGATCCAATTCTTTTAAAGTGACAACTTCTTTATTAAGAGTAATATTCCTCTTAGGTGTATACACTCTGCCAGCAACTGTGTATGTTCCTTCTAAATGTATACGAACTTGGTTTTCATTTAAAGGTCTCTCTGAATAAACCCAATTCCTAGATTTATTAGATTTTCCATTTATTGTATCCTTGCTGTATCTATCGTAAAGTTTTTTAACCAAAGCTTTTTCTGAATTATTTGGTACTTCTTCAACTTTTTGTAATTGTTTATCTTGTACACTTGAGGAATTTTGTGTTGACGCGTCTGCTTTTGGATATATTCCAAATGTTCCCCCATAGATGATACCTAGCGATAGAATAGATTTTAATACGATTGAATTTTTTGAGTCATATTTTTTGAACATATTTAATTACCTCCTTGATGTAAAGCTTTATTTGCTACAATTATAAAAATAATAGACGTGTTCATGAATTAAATTCATCTTAACTCTTGATTAACTTTAATTTGCTACCACTCTGAATTTAATAACTATAAATCGTCTACACATAATTGGACAAAATCTAAGAGAATAAAATTTGTTAATTTAAAATAGCAAGCAATTCAAAGTTATATGTGTAATAGATAAAATAGATATCCCTATAGTGATGCGTTACTAGCTAAACATAATAACACATTAGAAGATAATGAAGTTAAGGAGTTACTGGATTGTTTCGACTATGTAATTAAGTATAAAAATATCCAACGACAAAACGTAATTATAAAATGGTAAAAGCTATGGTACAGTTTCAAATTGCTAATGACATGCGTATCGGTGAGCTACTTGCAATAAAGAGAGTAAATATAAACTATGAAGATAAAACGCTAGATATCGACGGTAAAGTTAATTGGATAACTGAAAAAAGACGGGAGCATTCGGAGTAAAGGAGACAACTGAAAGAAGTAATAGCTATAAGGCCACAGGGCTCACTACCCAAAGCATCGACTTACTAAGAACACTTATGCTTGGAATGATAAGTTTATTGATAGAGAGTACATATTCACAAATACGTCTGGTAGCCCTATCGACTCGAACAAAATTAGCCACATTATTAAAGGGGGGCGCTGATATTAGTTCTATTAAGAAACCTATAACGACGCATACATTACATCATTCGCATATATCTACACTTGCTCAATTAGGAATTAACTTAAAAGCAATGCAAGAGCATGTAGGTCATTCAGATTATAAAAAAATCTAGAGATATACACACATGTTACTAATCAGATGGCGAAAGATATGATGAATAAATTTGAACGATTGGGGAGTTAAAATTGGAAAAAGATGATACACTAGCAGAAATTAAGCCTATGCTCAATTTTGATGAGCAAATAGCAAAATTAAAACAGATGAATATATTTTTTAATATTATTGACACCGAAAAAGCAAATGAAATTCTTAGAAAAAATAATTACTTCTTCAAACTAGCTTATTTCCGAAAAAATTTCGAAAAAAAGAATGGCGGCTATTTCATAGAATTTGCTTATTTATCAGATTTAGCAACTATAGATATGAAATTAAGATACACAATGTTGCATTTAACTTTAGATATTGAACATAGTTTAAAGTATCTAGTCTTAAAACTAATAACAGAAAATAACCAAGAAGATGGTTATAAAATAATAGATGAGTTCTTATGTATTGATAAATCATATAGCAATTCAAATTTTGACACAAATTCAAGAACACCAGAAGAAGTTATGGAAACCAAAATCAAAAATAAAAACGAAATATTCAAGCATATGAATAAACGAGGACAACTACCCGAGAAGTTGAATAAATACTATCAAAATCCACCCGCATGGGTTTGCATTGAATTCATGCAACTAGGTCAATTCGTTTCGTTTCTCAACTTCTATTACAAGAAGTACAATGACGAAGAATTGAGAGTTGCTAATATTTTAATGCCTTTAGTTAAAAATATAAGAAACAAATCAGCTCATAACCAACCCATCATAGCAAATCTAAATTATGACAGTAGATTACCTCAATATTTATTTGAAAAAGGGAATAATATAGGCATATCTAGAAACATGTTCGGAATAAAAAATTTCATAGATACTTTCGCTACGCTAGAATTACATAATCAAGTTTGTAGTAATGCAATTATCCAAGCAAGATATCACGATTTGGACCAACTTCAAAAGCGATATAAAAGAAACGAAAGCTATTATAATAATGCATTAGCTATCAAAAGATTTTTTATAGCTTTAGATAAAATTATTGACTTCAACAGACCAAAAGTATAAACTATCTAGTGAGGAAAGAGACTTATAGGTCTCGCGAGTTATTTTAATTCGTATGCAAGAAAAGAAGAGCTATGCATTTTATTTAAAATGCGTAGTTCTTTTTTTATGCATCTAAATTCATATTATTTTTGCAATATAAACATATCTTTGTGCAAATTCCGAACACAAAACATTCACATCATCCTTTTTTGCCCTTTTTCTATACCCCAAAACACAAAAAGCCCCGTAAGCCTATGCCTACGGGGTTTGACAATAAATTATATATTATTGTTCTTCTTTTATATACTGCTATTTTATGAATAGTCACTAGTGTTCAAAATGCTATTAAATCAATGATTTATAGTCATAATTTTCATTTTGAAAGTCTATGAACATGCACACTATTTCGTAACTTTGCGAACTTTTTGCGAACATACTACCCCCTTGCCCTAGTTTCACAATTACGCCTTTTTTTCGCCTTTATAATAACCACACTCCTAAATTAATAGGTGGTATGGTTTGATCATTTATAATATAACATAAAAACAACCACTCAGTAACTAGTATGAGTGGCGTAGCGACTATAACAACTCTATGTTATCAAGATATATGTATATGAGTGATGACAAGGAAGATGTCTCCTGTGAGACCAACAGCCAGATATATGGCCTCTGCCGGGCTATATAGTTCACTCCTACTATATACACATGTAATTATAACATAAAAAAATAGACAAGTACCGAAGTACCTGCCTGTTATGCACATTTAAATCTTGAGAGAAATGTTAAAAAGTTCTAGTAAAATAATAGCACATTTTATCTTTAAATGTAAATAGAAAGCAGGTGTGTAACGCACCTGCTTAAATAGACATGACTATGTCATTTCAACTGATTTCTCCCCATTAGTCACCTAATACCTGATTAGGCGGGGCAGAACCATTCCATGTTCTAATAGGCAAGTATTAACGTTGCCCTCCCATTTATATAATACCCATAAATAATATTTATATAACTAATTTATGTAATTTTACAAGCCTCAAAATTGAGTTCTGCCGTTAAATTCATAAACATTCAGTATGGCATTTTAGTTTCGCCATTTGATGTTGTGTGTTCTTTGGTGCGTTCTGGTACAGGTAAGCTAGCTATTTCCGATAAAGCTCTCAGACCTAAATGTTGGTATGTACCAACATCTTTAATTTCTTCAGAAACTTTAATGAAACGATGAGCTTGTGTTCTATCTAAGTTGATATTTTTCAACCAATTACCAAATTCTCCATGTGCTAGGTCATTTTCTTCCACATGTTTTAATCTTCGACCAATCTCGAATATCGATTGACCAGCGATGTTTAAAGCCATATTTCAAGGCGCCACATTTACGATAAACATATCTAGTTATACACACTCATTCCCCACTGCAGCACAGGGCGTTTCTCAACATCTTATATTACCTAATTTGTTAATATTTTCATACACTTTGCCCTTATCACCAACATTATGCCTTTTTTATGCCCTTAAAAGTTGTTCTTCAAATAAATTTATAACACCATATTTTTCATATCGCTAATTGTAAGTATGGGTATTTCTCGTTGATATCTTCTAGGTAAGTTTTGTTGATTAGTCGGCGCAAATGCAGTTACTAATACTTTTTTGATTTCTACAAAGTTATTAGGTTTTTCATTTCCAGAATGGCATTGCTTTAACTTATCTTCTAAATGATTCATCAACTGTAACTTCTGTCTAAATGGTTTATTAAAATGCTTGATTAAACCTTGAAACTCTCTTTGCAAGTTCGCTTTGCATTCGCATAAAATTATCGTCTTTCTATTCTCTATAGTCACAAAATCTAATAATCTATTGCTATAAGATTCTTTTCCATGCAGTGATTTACGTTTATGATATACTATTGGTTCATGACCAATTTTATACACAGAATCCTCAGTTCTGATATATTTTATATAAGTATACTCCAAAATTTGTCCAATATAATTATTTTTATCACTAACATTGCATAATTTATTATAAATTTTTGATAACGTCTGTACTTGTTTTTCATCAAAATTTTTTACTGTCTCTTTTAATTTTCTCTTAATTATCCTATAATACTGAAATATTCTATAATGAAATTTTTTAAAATCACATTCTATTTTATAATTTTGTGTTGAGTATTGTCTGATCCCCTCAAGTATAGAGACTAAAAAAACTTTTTTTTCGTAATTATTCTCTATTTTTTCTATAGCATCTATACCTTCAAGAAAGTAAAGTTTTTTAACACTTTTTTTATTTGCACTTTTTAATCTTATATTAGTTATCTTCATTTTCCCAAAACCTGTAAGGAAGAATAAAATTTGGTAATTTCATATTTGACAATAAAGTTTCAACTTCTTTTCTGAAATAAGGTTCTATAATTTCTAAAAGTGCATCTCTCATTTTTTCTTCCCTTTCTGTACTGAAATCACATATTATTTTATAATTAACTCTTAATTTGCCAATTATATTTTGATCATTTTCATCATCTAAAATTCTCTTTTTATTTTTCTCATTTTCCCATGAATTAGATTCTACACTTCTCATAGTAAAAATAATTTCTACATAAGCTTCATTATCTTCATTTGGTAAATTTACATTGTTATTTGCTTTTAATATTATCCCATCATTGTCAGTATTATCTTTATCAATCCTATTTAAATAATTAACTTCCAATTTTATTATATCTTTTATTTTTTTATCATAACGTCACCATATCAAATTTTGTTTTTATGTCTGTATTCAACAATTTCTTTTTATCTTTGTAAACATTTTCACTTTCAAGTGATTTCGAATTACGTTTTTTTTGTAAATTTTGTTTTTTTGCAAAATTCACATCATCTAATACATCAGCAAAAAAAGTGCTTTCAAAAATATATGAGCTTTCTATATTATTAATACTTAAATCTTCTATCTCTAAATCAACTAATTCTTCTCTGATTTCAAAAATGTCTTTAACCATTTCAAAATCAAAATTATTTTGATTCAACTTTCTCTTTATATTAACTTTATCATCTTTTAAATAGATATTACTTTCATTATATTTTTCTATTTTAATATAGGTTTCTAAAAACTTTTTTCATCTTCTGCTATTTTGGAACTATGAACTAAATGATTCCTTTTGTTTTTTAAATAATCCATTTTAGCGACTATTTGATTAAACTTATCACTAACTTGCATTTTATCGTCTTTTGCAAAAATTGAAATATTAGAAATCAAAGTATATTCCCTCCTTAATTCATTTTCTGTAAACAAAAATGACAGCGTCCCTACGCTGTCACCGTGTATATGCTTTCTATAATTCGTACACAAAAACAATAAATATCTTTATGTGTATTCGCCAAGATGTGTTGCTTATATGCAACCCTTATTTATAATATAGTACATTTCAACATTTTTTACCATACATTCACTTAAATTTGTCAAGTTAATTTAAAAATGTTGACATATAACATTTATTAAATACAACCTTATTGAATCGATAATCCGATTTATAATATGTACCTAAATTAGTAAGTAATCATTCTTCAAGCATCACATTTCGACAAGTAAACTTGCTGTTTTCTTTATTTCTAAAATCTCTTTATATCATCAACAAATTCTGGTGCCACAAGATTCACATCTTATTTATCTGTAAATATTCCTCATTAATCCTCTAACGGTATATCATCCACAATCACAGTATGATTAGGATTAGCGTTAGATACCTCTTGTACCGTCTTATCTAAATCTTCATCATCGCCATCCCATTCACCAATATTAATGAATATAGGCACATTCCCGTTAATATCATGCTTATCTGTAAATAACTTATGGTATTTACCCAACATATCACGAGCTTTTAAACGATCACTAGGTTTTATTGGTACCTCTATCAGTTCAACATGTTCATTATAGACTAATTGTACTTTGCCACTTTTTGGATTCTCTTTATATTCTCCACGCTTGACTACAACTTCTTTCGTTTCTGTTTCATCACCGACTGCCGCATTCGTAAGCACATGTAGTAACTCTTTTGCGGTTAATACATTCTCATCTATAATCTTATCTTTTTGTTCTTGTATATATTGCTTGATGTGTGGCTTCTTCAATAACCTACACCCTGTCACATGTGCGCTATTTGCGCTATAGCCTGCTTTTATGGCACTTTGTGTTACATTAAGTGTTCTTATATACTCATTCACAAAACGCGCTTGTTTTGCCGTTAACTCACTCATTCTATCACCTCCACAATTTTATCTAATAAGGTTTCATACCATAATCTTACAGATTGTTCTGAACACTCTAAGACATTGCTAATATCTTTAAAACTACGTCCTTGTATCAAAGAATCGAAAATATAAAACTCTTTATCATTAGCTACTCGGTCAACAATCATTTCTAAGTGATTCTTTACAATATGATCATCAATGTTATCGTCTGTCATCCATTCATTAGAATTTTCATCACCTATTGAAAAGAATTCATCAGTATTTATATCATCATCTATTAATACATCACTTCTAGTTCGCTCATGATAATCACAAACGAAGCCTTTTATTTGCTGTTTATCCATTGTTACACCACTTTTACATGTAAAGATTGGTGATAAGCATTTACTCGTGCAATCTTGCTATTTTCAATTGCTATATTTCTTTGTTTTTGACGTTCTGAACGTTGTTTAATACTTGCTTGATACAAATCACCCTGTAAGCGTTCAATGACGTTGTAGGGTTTATATCGTCCATTTGAACGCATATATTTTACAACTTGCTTCTGCTCTTTTTCTGTATAATGATTTAGTACCTTTTTCAACAACGCTATATTATTTATAGATCTATTTTTATAGTTTTGTAACCCTGCTTTTGTTTCAATAATTTTGATAACTAATTTTTCAATCGGATATGAGACAGACACGACCCCCATTATTTCATCACATGTTGTGGTCGACGCACTCATATGGTACATACTTTCAATTTGGAATTCACACATCTTAATTTTTTTATTAATAAATGCTGGGTTAAATTGCGTTAATAGTTGATACTCAGATAGTTTATTGTCGCCATTACGATAATATAAACAATTCTTCGTTTTAAGCAGTTTCATACGTTCACTCCTATAAAGAGAGCCTACCCAAATTGGATAGGCTATTTTTGATTTAAGCGTTACGGAACACTTCGTTATACTTACTTTGAATGTTAATAATTTCTATATCGCCATCATTATCTTTGATAACTGGTTGCCCGTTATTTTGTAATCCAAACTGTCTTAAAACATTATAGTTATACTCTAATTTTTGATATTCTTCATTATTTCGATATGGATAAATTACCTTTTCTACCAATACATCAAAGTAAGGTTTTAACCTTACATTTTCATCTTCAGTAAGACGACTTTCTATCGCTTTTTTATAGATATTAAGTTCATATACATTAGTGGTTTTAGGATTGGCATTATAAACAAGATTAAATAGTTCTTCTGCATCAATTAAATTTACTTTCGCCTCTATGTCTTGACGTTTCAACATTTCAACTTGTGGATTCTCATATGAAGATTCTTTCTCTTTTTGTTGGATTTCTACTATTTTTTCTTCATGTTCATCTAATAATATTTGTCCTAATTCTTTGAATTTAGATTGTAGGCTCAAAGCCTTATTATCCATTTTATTTTTAATAACATTCGTTTTATAGCCTTGTCTAATTAATGATTTCGTTTCTGTTATTAGATCTTCAAAATCTCCTAACAAATTTCTATAACGTCTATCATTAAAATATACATCCCACGTATCACCCGTGATTGTTGTAGTTGTCATTTATAAGTACCTCTTTCTTTAGTTTTTGTTTTACACTTCAATTCGTTTCAAAGCTTCATAGCGTTTCATACTGCCATCAGCTAATTTCTTAATACTTCTCATCGCTTGTTGCTTTTCTTGTTCTGTCGTAATGATGTAATAACCACGTTCACTAGGTTTATAACTGCATCCGATAGGATAGCCATAATCATATACTAATGAATTGATTACTCTTCGTAACCATCGTTCATTGCTTGAATTATATTCATATCCCAATTGATTTAAGATTTTAGTTTTAGTAATATACTTATTGGACGTATTTTTTATCACATTGAAAACTTGCAGGTGTTCGGTGGGTAAATGATACGTCTCTTTTTCTGCGATACTTTGCATTTCTACACCTCTTTCTTTTAATTATTTCATACCTAAATTATACCATTTTTACAGGTCTAAAACAAACTTACGTTCGCTTTATAGCGCGTTTATCAATTGTTTAGCTTATCATATATAACACTTATAAAATCATGTTATAAACTTAACGTTAGGCTTTTCACATTAACCTAATATAGAACTTAAGTTCGGTAAAATAACACGAACAAACAGCGAACAAACTTAACTTTTAGGCCTATGCCAAAAACACAAACTTTAGCTTGTATTAGCATTAATAAAGTGCGCACACCTTGCACAAATCTTGCCATTTTTTTCAATTCTCAAAGACTGTATACCTTTAGGTTTTAAAAGTTAATACCTTTATATAACCTTATTATTTTCAAAGCCATAAAACAGCTCAATATCAACATTTCACACTTTTTTTGAATTTCGCCCACCTATCTATTAACTCACTATTGTTGCAACCTTTACATTTTAAAACTTTTATACCTTATACTTTTATATTAGGAGCCACACACCACGTGAGACTCCATATTTAATTACTTATTCAAACTGTAATAAGATGACTTCAACTCAGTTAACTTATGCTCTAAAGCCGTGTAATCCTCTTGTGTCGCATTCTCATCTTGTATAAACTCAGTTACTAATTTTAATCCCTCAACTAACTCTAGTGCTGGTTCATTGATTCCTGTAGCTAACTGATACAACATTTCAATATTCGCTATCACATCAGTATTACTCGATTGAATGCCCTCAAGTGTATCTGTATCAAATCCATTTTCTAGGCACTCAAACACATCACTATTATTTGATTCTGCATATGTTTGTAATCCATACATAAAATACTCATCTTCAAATAATTGACTGGCCATCATATCACTAATAGAAAGCTGTTTACCGTCATGTAATTCATAACCTACATAATGACCCTCTATGCTTCTTATAAGCCCCTCAGTGTGCTTAGGTGACGCTAATTCAAATGATTGCCTTACTTTACAATCTTTAATATATACATGACTAAACAACTTACTATTCATCATCACGTATACCATATCAAATGGATCATTGTATAACTTAAAGCAACACGGTTGCACTTTACTACGTTCTAATAATCCTGTGTAGTACCTTAGTAACGTGCCTGCTCGTGTTTCAAATTCATTTACGATAGTTTCTATGTTCATTGTGTTATCTCCTTTTGAGCCATTTTGCTGAATTGTTCAAACTCACCTGTCTCAGGATTAAATTTTTTAATGCTACATGTGGCTGCTTTACCGATGCACCCCACATCATCACTGTCATAAAAATTAATATTATGGGCTTTACTTAAAGCTATACATACAACTGGTGAATACCACACTTCGCCATCTTCTATATATTCGACAAATAAATTTTCGGGTGCTGGCATAATTTGAATTGGTGCATCATGATGAAGTTGATTATAAATTTTCTCTTTATCATTCATATTAGACACACTCCGTTTCTTTCTTACTAATAGTAAACGTGACAGGTAGCCAATGATCTGTTTTAATGTTTTTCGACCTTACAATAGGCAAATCCAAACCTTTACCATCAACCATATAAACAATTGGCTCACAAATATCCATCTCAATACGTCTGTCTTTTTTAAGTTCAGCGATAACATCAAACGCTTCTTGATTCCACCCAATCCAAAACACAACATTGGGATGTTGACCACTTGTATATGCGCCGTCACCTTTATAATCAAAGTTATTTTCTTCAAATACACGTTCTATTTCTACAAATGATGTACCAGCATGCGCCTTTATATATTCTAAAATTTCTGACTTTAATTGATTTTTATTCATTTTCTTCCTCCTAATTTTTGATAGGTGTCCTAAAGTCCTATTCTCAAAATTTTGTAGGACATTATTACCACATATACTCAAACCTACTCTTACGATACACTAAGACTATTTGTCCTGATGTCCCACTGTCATTGTCTTACACTTATACAAATTTATTCTCTATATATAATTTTTTAGATTAAAACTATTAGGACAAAAGGACACCTAGAGCACAACACTTACTACTGTAATAATTCGAGCATGTCCCAACATTGTCCCATTTCTGTCCTATCGTCCTATTATTGTTGTGTTTCATTCTTTAAGTCTTGATAATAAGAAGACAAATCTATTTGAAAACCATATTGTCGACCGATACTTTTACCGAATCTAAATCGTCTTTTGGTTGTTCCACAATATCGTGTATTTCTTAATGCTTTATCAATTTTTCTTAAATGGTGTTGTTGTGGTTGGTCATCTCGTTTCATCATCACTTTCCAAATTTCCATACTACATACCTTGTCACGCCATACAGTCCAAGTGTTATCAATATATTCTAAATAAACCGTTGATAAATAACTTATTGAACAATAGTATATTTCGTTAGATATACCAGTTATTAAACCAATCCTTTGAGCTTGTTCGTCTAAATTGTAATCCTCTTTAACGGCTTGCACTTCTAACAGTCGCCTCCCAATCTCTCTCCGTAAATACATCGCCGTTTTTATTATCTCCAATCAATACACGTAACGGCTCAATATCTACGTTACATTGAATCGCATAACTTACTGCTTTATATAAATCATTGTTCCTATATTCACTTTGACCGTCTATAATGCGTTGATATGCACGTTTTCCTTCTCCACCTTTGCCAACTCTTACGTGACTAAAACTATAATTAGGTAGTGCTCGTCGAATGGAATATGGCTCTAATACTTGTTGTTTGTAATTACCAGCTTTAGAAAATATTCGTTTCTCAAACTCTCCTTGATACTCAGTTACATTGACACCGTTATGAGTGTATATACCTTTAGCTGTTTGACTACCTGCAAGCACAAAATAATTATTGGGATGTGCTTTGATATCAACAGATGGTAAATAACCTATCTTCTGTCCGTATTCGATATTGTCATGCTTTTTGAATATGATATGTTTCCCACCACTTGCCGTTGTCTGTACTAATGTATTTTGTGCATTGGTAACAAGTTCTTCGTAATATGGTATTTGTTTCAAACTATTGAAACCATTCTTACCATCTTCATGATCTACATCAATATCGATACACCATACACCTCGTGTTAATACGCCTAATACATTTGTTTTATGATAAATATTAGAATTATATTCAATGAATTCATCGGTAATATCTTTATCAGCAAATGAAACAGTTGGCTTTTTGTGATTATTTAGTGGTATAACTTCAATATTCTTTTTTAATAATTTTTTTGCTACATGATAACCAGTCATTGAACTCCTCCTTTTAAAACTAACCCTTATAGCCATTGTTTTACCTATAACCCTTTATTAAATTTAAATAATTATAGATTACTAAATAAAACTTAGGCTATAAGAGTTAGTGACTGTTATTACAACGATTCATAGGTTATAACAAAGGTTAGCAAGAGTTATTTCTAACCCTAATCATTAATTAATTCTAAAGCCATATTAAAAAGTTCTTTGTTCCCGACTTGATGCACCTTTGTATTAACACCATCAATCCACTTCTGATTATTTATACTAATACCAATCTTTCTCATATCTTCTTTAGCGTTCTTGTAACGTAAACTTGAGTAATCTTGTTTTATCAAGCGTTGTAAAGTTTCATCGCCTGCTAATATAAAGCCCTGTTTTGATAACAATCTGATCATAGTAATTTGAGTTTCAGTCAATTCATCTTCATTAAAATAATACTTGAGCGTTACATCCTTAAATTTAAATTCTCTTCCATTTTCTTTTAAATATTCCAAACTCGCTATTAAGAATGTCACTGACGCAATAACTGAAATGTTGCCATTAGGTTGTATATAATCCCAATAAGGCTTAAAGATCTGATAACGTTCTTCATCAGTTTCATTTATGGGTCTATCCTTTAGCGATATTTTAACTGTTCGCGTTGTATTGGCTGTAATTTCACCAGTATCGACACTTTCATTTGTATCTAGTATTAATACGGCGTTATTTTTAAATGTAAATGCGTTTCTTCCAATGCCCCGTCCAGAAATTGTTTCACCTGTTGCTATTTTTCTTAATATGCGCATCATTTGTTTAGTGATTTCACCTGTCTCATTAGCATGAGCTATATCTGCACCGTAAAAATTCATCCACTCATTTGCCGATTCAAAACCACCAGAAATAAGGCTATCAAAATTAACTTTGTTCACTGTCATCAATTTTTCAAATGTAGCCATAAACAAACCTTTTCCAGAACGACCAAAATCTTTAAGTAAAAACCACTTTTCTGCTTGTATCAATTTCATTTTTCGATACATTGTATAAGCGTGTGTTAGCATTAAATTGTTTTTACTCTTTTCATTGTCAGTTACTAAATCAAAGAAGTTTCTGGGTATTTCTAAATTGATATCTTTAATATCTACGTCATATTTAATTGAGTAGAGCTCATCACTTTTTAATTTTTGTTCTGTAAGCGTTAAATTTTGGCAATCATATACCCAGTCATTACCTGCAATGCAATATGGATAAATCTTAAAGTTATGAGTTACATTTAAATGTTCACGGTAAAGCTCTAACATCACATCTAAGAAATCATCAATATAGTACTTGTTATCAACTGGATAGGTTAACGCAAAGTTTGTATTGTCTATCACTTCATACTGGTTATTCTTAACTATAATAAAGCAGTCTAGTTGTTTTGAATAAATGACCCTGTCAGAAATTAGATCAGCTATAAAACGTGCATAGTTATGAAAATGACTAGTTTTAAACGTAGATTGTTTTTCTTCTTCACCATTTTTATAAACAGTCTTGATATTGACGGTTCCATAAACAAGCCCAATTTCTTTTGGTTTTATGGTATAATCTAAAGTAAGATTACTAATATAATCACCTGCAACATTATCTTTTTCTCGGTGATATACATTTCCTTTGTTATTAAAAACTTGTCTATCTGTTGAGATTGATGCAAAGTTTATACGCTTGCTTATCTCTTTTATCCTAGATAGATTAATTGTTGAAACATAATCTAATTTAGAATGAAATTCGAAATGTTTTTTATAAAGTGATACTTCGTCCATGTAGTCACCCTTTCGATAATATTCTGTTTTTGTTAATATATTTACTAGTATTTATTTAAATAAATACGTAGTGTCTATGCGTCATCTGATTCTGTCGCCAAACTTACATCAGATGATGCTTTTTCTATTTCATAAAACTTTTCGATAATATTATCGAACTGCTCTATATAGAGATGGAATAAATCAAACATTTGATTATTGTGAATACGTCTCTCATGATAAGAAAATCCCTCTCCAATTAATTCATCTTTATTTAAGACATGATTTGGTTCATGTGGATATAGCTCCTCAAAATGCCAACCATGATTATCCTTTAAATCTTCGAATCTATCTTTCAACAATTTCAAATCGCTAAACAAATCTTTAATTTCCAAATTCATTTTTATTCTCCTTTTCCTAATTGAAAATTATTCTTTAATTCTTGTGCGCACCATTTCATTATCAATTCTAAGTGCTTTTCACGACTAACCTCTGAAACCACTTCAATACCATCAACATATTCCGTGTGTTCATAACTTTCCAAGTTATTCATGACACTTAACTCAAGTTGATAAACCACGTGTTCTATTACTTCTTTTTGTTCATTATTCATTTTCTAATCCTCCTGTTAAATTACATCCTAAAGTTATTAGCCAAGCATAAACGCTAAAAGCAGCATACATGTTAGATATTGCTAGTAATAAAATTGTTAACAATGAAACTAAGCAGATATAAGCTAAATACATTTTCATTGCCTTGCCTCCTACATCCATTTTTTATGACGTGCCTTCATGTACTCCTCGAATCGCGGAATACTTATAACAATCATTGTTGATGATAACGAGTAATATAAATCATCAACACCTTTAGAATCTTTTTCCCATTCTTTTAAAATGCGATTCACCGAACTGTATGAAATTCCAAAAATACCAGCTAGTGCATTAGGTTTCGCAAACAACGGATTTATTACAACTTGTTCCGGTTCTGTAACTGTATTTTCTTTTGATGGAAAATCTTGTAACTTTGTTCTAGGCATTTATTTAACCTCCTTTTTTTCATTAATTCCAAAAAATTCATTTAGTGTTATGTTAAAATGCTCACATAACTTCATCACAGCTTTTGTATCCGGTTTCTCAGTACGTTCGTGATAAAAACTGTGTATAGATGCTATAGATATACCAGTAACCATACTTAATCTCGACGCAGAAATGCGATCCCTTCCCATAAACAGACTTAAATTATTATGCATGCAACCACCTAATCACATAGCAAAACATAGTGAAAGGTTTAAAAAAATATCTCATCAATAGTAATTGATGGAAATAATTCTTTTTGCAACAAATCTCTAAACTTCAACATCTCCTCTTTGTTAAAATTCACATAACCATTCTCTTTCATCCTATATGCTTGAGTAGATATCCCAAATTCTTGTGCCATTAATTTTTGAGATTTCCCAAGCATTTTTCTATATCCAGCTATTTTATTCATTCTAGCACCTCCTAAACATAGTAAAACATAGCGTTATGCAAAAGTCAATGTAAAACATAGTAAAACATAACAAATTGTTTTATAATAACTACAAGAGGTGATTCACTTGGATAAGATTGCAGTAGGCAAAAAAATCAGAAGTATTAGAAAAGAGTTAGGTCAATCAATGGCAAAATTCGGAGAAACTATCGATAAACAAAAACCTGTAAAATCTGGAGTAGTATCAAATTGGGAAAACGGAAAACAACTACCGAATAACGAAAGAAGCAAAAAAATCGCAGAACTGGGTAATATGACAATAAATGAACTTTTTTACGACTCTCCAGAAGAATATCTCATTGACGAATTAGGAGGTTCTTTTTTCAATAAGTTAGATAATAATGTTGATATTGATGGAATATATTTTATATTATCCGTTTTAGTAGAAAAATATGCCAAATCTCTAAACAAGGAATATTATCAAAATTACAATTTAATAAACGAATTAGATTTAGAAGACTTATTAAAATTTGTAAAGTTAAATATTAATAATTATATCCCCTTTACGTTAGAAGTGTTGAATAATATTGTTAACTATATAAAAATGCAAAACTCTGAAATCATTAAAAAGAGGTTGCCAAGTGAACTTGCAGAAATAATAATAGAGAGCAAAGAAAATAATTTGAACATTAACGCCTCTACACTATTGAACTATGGTTTTATATTAAGTAGCATAGATCCCTACGATTATCATGAACATTCTGATTCTTCAAACCTTATAGAGAATTTAAAAGAATTTAATTATCGATACTTAACTCTTTTAGAACACATAAATAATAATGATTATGATCCTAATATTTTACTAGCCGACTCTTTCGTAATAGAAAGAATTATAAATGAGATATTAAGTTTATCAGAAGATGTAAAAACCAAAGACAAGATAAATTTATTTATACCTTATAATGACTTTTTAAGAACTGTAAATGATGAACAACTCCCTGCGCTACGTTTAAATATGAACAAAGAATTATTCAAAAAATCTAAGGAATAACATTTTTTAACAGGAGGGATGACAAATGTGGGTTCGTGAAATCACTAAAAACAAAAGTACGGCCTATCGCTATTTAGAGCGCTATACAGACCCTTTAACTGGCAAGTATAAAACAGTATCAGTTACACGTAACAAGAATAATGTACGTAGCCAAAAGGACGCTCAATTAGAATTAAATAAAATAATTGAGCAACGTTTGAAACATAACAGTACGAAACAACTTGAAAACTTAACGTTCCATGATGCGTGCGATGAATGGTTAGAACATTACAAGACACATTCAGGCTCAAAACCAACCACTATTAAAGAAAAGAAAAGTAATACTAATACAGTTAAAAATGCTATTGATAGCAAAGTACTCATCAGCAAGATTACGCACACCTACTTACAAAACATCATTAATGAATGGGCTAAATCACATAGTATTGGCCATGTTCAATCTCTTGTTATTGTTATTCGTTCCGTTTTCAAATATGCGTTTAAATATTATGATCTGCACGATATTAGTGTGTTAGATAAAATAGATATACCTAAGAAAGCCCAAACCAGAAACGAGTTTCAAGCTAAACGTAATAACTATTTAGAAGATAGCGAAGTAAAGGAGTTACTAGAGTGCTTCGACTATCTAATTAAACATAAGCGTCATGCTACGCGTAAACGTAACTATGAAATGGTAAAAGCATTAGTAGAATTTCAAATTAACAATGGAATGCGCATTGGCGAACTCCTAGCAATCAAGACAGACAATATAAATATTGAGAATAAAACACTAGAGATTGACGGAACAATAAATTGGGTTACTGATGCAGAAACTGGAGCATTTGGCGTTAAAGAAACAACTAAGACAAGTAAGAGTTATCGAACAATAGGCCTCACAACTCAAAGTATTAATTTACTTAAAAAGCTCATGCTAGAAAATAAAAAAGAGAATCAGTGGAATGATAAATTCATAGATAGAGGTTATATATTCACCAACACTGCTGGTAGCCCTATTGACTTAAATAAGGTGAATAATATTATTAAAGAAGCAACAGATATAAGTTCAATTAACAAACGTGTGACAACGCACACATTACGTCATACACACATATCTACACTTGCGCAATTAGGAATAAACCTAAAAGCGATACAAGATAGAGTTGGCCACAGTGATTATAAAACAACTTTAGAGATATACACGCATGTTACGGATAAAATGGCACAAGATATGATGAATAAATTAGAGGGGATAGGGAGTTAA